TTGTTAGAGGCAAGGTCGATCTCGTCAAGGAGCAAGATTGCACCTCGCTCAAGTGCTTCGATGACTGGGCCATTGTGCCATACGGTTTCACCATTAACAAGACGGAAACCGCCAATAAGATCATCTTCATCTGTTTCAATAGTAATGTTTACACGAATGAGTTCTCTACCTAACTGAGCACATGCTTGCTCTATAGAGAATGTTTTACCGTTACCTGATAATCCTGTAACGAATGTAGGATAGAATTGCTTTGATTGAATTATCTTTTTAAGATCATTGAAATGTCCAAACTTAACAAAAGTTTCTTCTACTGTAGGGACAAGATTTTTTTCAGATGCAGGTGTACCAGAAGGAGACTTAAATGTTTTTTCAATTTGTTGAACTGTTTCTTGAGTTACTTCAAGATTCCATTTTCCTTTGGATACTTTATACTTTTGTAATTTTCTAGTGACTGTCTGATAAGTAATATCATTCATGGAACAGAATCCTTTAATATCTGCTGTTGTAAATTCTGATCCATAAAGAGATCTTAGTTTATCAGTAAGTTGCTCTTCAGTCATTTTAGTTTGGAAAGGCACGTAAGACATGATGTAAAATTTATTTATACACTAATTATAGTACTAAAAAAGGGGTCTGACGACCCCTAGTGGACACTTTTTTAATTGGTCTATGTTATGTCTTTGAGTTGATTGATTAGTTTATCTTTACTTTGTCTCCTATCTAATTCAACTCCTAATGTTCTACCATATGACTCTAATTCTAATTTAGACATACTATCAAAATCCAAGTCTGATGAAGGTGATTCTACATTTGAAGCAATTTCTTCCTCTGGTCTTGGTGGCAGTTCATCCACAGATGTGGTTGTAACATCACTCTTTAATAATTGTCCAAATCTTGTCATTTTCCTATTTTAATATGATAAATCTATTTATCAAGCAACAAGTTCTACAAATTCTCCTAGTATCTTTTTATTCATTTTTTTACTCTTAAGACTTTTTGTAAAAGCTCTTTTAATCTCTGCCTTTGTAGCATCTTCTTGTACATCAAAATCATCCTCAACAGATAAAGCGGTTGATGATAAACCAAAATAAGTGTGATAACCAGCATCTTTAAGAGAAAAAGACTTTTCTTTTTTCCATTGCTTCATTATCTTTTCATATTCATTGTTCTCATATCCAATATGCTTTCTAACAAAAGATCCAGCTTCACGAGATGGTAAAATACGTATTCCAATAAAATTTGTATTTGGAAAAGTTTGACGTAAATCATTAATTAGAGTGTCTGTAATATCTGTCCAATAATAATTATCACCTTGACATGCATAAGTGTGACCAGTTTTACGATTTCGAATTAAACAATTATCACTAACATTTGCGTATCCCATTTCTAATTTTCCTGTATATTGATTATAATATTCTCTATGATATCTTGTACATGCTGATTCACCATCAGTTAATACTACACATTGTACTTTTTGTATCTTATTAGTTTTTTGGAACTGAGGTAATATTTTATGAAGGCATACAAGAGCTTCATTTAATGGTGTTCCAGAAAGATTCATTCCAAGAGGAAGATCATAATAACACCTATCTTCTCTATGAAAGAGACATCCTATTCTAAAAATATGTTTCATTTGTTCTTCTAAAACAGAAGATTTAACCTTACTTGTAAACAAATTCATTAAAGAAAATGTACGTTCTATACAGATTTGACTGGGTTTAACTTCATAAAAATCACCTCTATCTGGATTTGGGCAATCATTTGTAAAGGCATAAACTTCAAAAGGTATATTGACCTTCTTACAAAACCACAATAAATTATACAATTGCTTTAATGTATCAAGCATAACCCAACCCATTGAACCAGACCAATCCAGAATAAAAACTAACCCATGATTCTTACCATCAGGAATTATATTAATCTTTTTAAATAGATCTTCATTATATTTGTAAGTATGGAGTTTTGTTGTATCAAGAATACCTGTTCTAGAAACAGTTGAACGAGCATAAGCATCAGCAGCTTTTTTACATTCAAACTCCTTTACAAGATAATTGACTTCTTTTCTAGCACTTTTTTTAAATTCTAAAAATTTACCATCAGCAACTTTAAATCTATCTTCTGCCTTTATCGTAGAAACAAAGTAAGATTCATCCCAAGATTCTGTTTCATGATTCCAGTATGACTTCATACGATCATGTATTTCTGAATTTGATATGATTATATTTTCTAATTCAACTTCTGGCAATTCAATATATTCATTCTCTCTGTGTCTATTAGTATTTGTCAAGTCTTTTAAAGCTTCCTCTAAATTATCAGCAGTTTCAACTTCTAGTTGTCCAAAACCCTGTCCACCACCAGTTTGTGGTTTGCTATCATTCTCATCAGCATCACCATTTTCTACTTGTTGACCATTCTTAACTTCAAATTCTTGCTCACCCTCTTGATCAGTATCATCATTTTTTGATTCACCAGTAGGACTACCTTGTGATAACTCACCATCCATTTCAAGTTCAGATTCTAAGTTCGCTTCCTCTTCCCTTCTTCTCTCAAGTTCTTTCATACAATATTCATGAAGAAGTTTAGAAACTCTCAAAGTATCATCAAAAGTTTCACACATATTAATTTTATCAAGAATTATCTTTTCTTCTAAATTAAATGGAACATCAATAAAAGATCCAACTTTGTAGAATAAATTAACTCTATCAGCAGCACCCATTGTGGATACATCTTTGTGTTGTATCTGGAAGAAATCTTGATCAAACAATTCATTATATCCAGTATGAAAAGTTTTAGCGATACCACCATATCTTCTTTTCATTAATTTTTCAACTCTAGCATCTTCTACAATATTAACTATACTCGGATTTACCTTAACTTCTTTCCACCACTCTGTATCTGGAGTATAAAGGGCATGTCCAACTTCATGTGCTACTAGAGAGTCATATACATTATTACTTGCCCTATCCCAAGTGGGGAGTGTTAGGACACGAGTATGAGTATTGAATGCTGCTGTCTCTACATTTTTATTTTCTACAATAAGATCTTCTGTAGCAAGGAGTTTAGCAAGTTGAGATTTGATTTCGTGATTGACTAACATGGTGGTTTTTTATCTTATACATCTATAATAACAACGAAACCGCCCCTTGGGACGGTTGATGTGACACTTTTTTAATTGTCTTACTCTGGCTCTAGCCTGTCGCATCGCTTGTGGTTTGAGCGTTCGTTTCTGTTCTTTCTTAGAATGGTGTTGCCAGTTTGGGACTTTCATTGTTCTTAAGATATTTTACGGGAGAATCCTTTTACTTTATCAAACTTTATGACACTTTCAAATTTGTCACTCAGTTCGGTTTTATGAGATATGATAAAGATGTTAGCACCTTTTATTATATATCTAATAATTTTCATAAACTCATCAGTTCCAAAACCATCAAGAGAACTATCGAATACCTCATCCATAATTAAAAGATTAGTATTGACAGAGTTCTTAACTCTTGCTACCTCCCTCCATGTAAAGAGAAGTGCTAGATCAATACGCATTTTTTCACCTTCACTAAATGAAGAATAGGAAAAATCTTCATGTATTGGAGATTTAATAGTTTCATTAAACTCCTCATCCAAAGTAAAATTAATATAGAAATCCATCAATTGTAGATATCTATTTACTTGTTGATTAATAAACGGTAAGTATTTTTTTATAATCTTTGTCTTAACTCCATCATCTTTAAGTAAAGAATACGCAAAATCATAATGAATTACTTCATCTCTTACGTCTGATAAGTCGGACATTGTATCCTTAAGATTTGTTTTAAACTCAGTTAATTTCTCATTTTCAGTATTTCTGTTTTTAGATTGCTCGGTAATTCTTTGAATTTCAGATTCCAGTTCTCTGATCTGTCTCTGTTTAATAGATATGTGAGTGTTGTTTTGAGAAATGTCATGGTTGAGTTTTGTAATCTCCTTTGATAAATTAATAAAATGACGCTCTCGGTCTTGTTCGGTTTTGATAGAATCTTCAAGGTCTTCGAACCCTTTTTTTAATTCCCTCGCTTTAGTTTGAACGTCATTAATTTTATTTAACCGAAACGATTCTTCTATAGATTGGGTACATGTAGGGCATGTTACATTATCACTAAAGAACTTGTGTTCCTTGGTTATAGTGGATACTTTTTGGGACAATTTACCTTTCAAATTGTTAAGTTTCAGTAACTTTTCTCCTGCACCAGTTAAGTCTTTTTGTTCTTCCATAACTTCATAAACATCATCTCCCAAAGTTCCATTCTTTGTAGTGAGGACATTAATTTCATCACTTAGAGTATCTCTTTTCTTTTCATTTTCATTAATATTATTCTTCCCCTGATGTTCCAATTCCTTTATAAAACTCTTTTGCATCTGCATTTTGTCCTTTATGTTATCTTTTTTAAAGGTCAAAGATTTAATTTTTTCTCTATGAACACGCATTTTTTCTTTAATCAAATGATTCATTGCAGAAAATATACGAATATCTAAAAGATCCTCAATCACATCTCTTCGATTTGATCCAGATAATTGCATAAAAGGTACAAAAGTACTACTACCTAAAATTACAATTTGAGTAAAAGACTTATAATTGACCTTTAAAATTGTTTCTTCTAATATTTTTTGCATTGATCGATCATCAGCCTGCTTGTTCATTACAGTTCCATCAACATCAATTTCAAAGATATTCGGTTTTATACCTCTCCTTACCAAGTACTCTCTACCATTCAAGTCAAATACAACTTCAACTAAACAATCTCTTTCGTTTGTTGCATTGATTAATTGTGATTTGTTTATCTTACGAAAAGGTTTATTAAACAAACTAAAGGTTAAGGCATCTAACATCGTAGATTTACCAGCACCATTTGTACCTATAATTAGGTTTGTATCGCTATGTTGAAAATTAATCTCAGTCCACTGATCACCAGTAGATAGGAAATTTTTCCATTTAATCGTTTTGAATATTATCATCCTTTGGAGGCACTACTATATCTTCAGGTGTAATTACCGCATACTTATAATTATATACCATACATGTCTTTAAGGCAAGTTCTTCGTCAATTTCTATAACTTTCATTGGTTTTTCGTACAATTCATTATCCTCTAACATCAACGCATAGCGAGTAGCATCATCTTCTTCTTCAAACATAAACAATACTTTATCACCTCGATGGTCTTGAACTGCATAAGCACCATCGTCTTTTCTGTTTTGAAGTGTGAGAAGAAACATTAGTCTACCTCGCAAGCTTGTCTGTATAGATCTTGAAAAATACCCTTTATAATATTTTTATCATATTCAAATTCAGATTCATCAATATATCTATTTAATATTGATAAAGTATTTTCCTCTTCATCTATTTCAAAATTTTCATTTTCTTGAAAAACAAAGTTTTCAATTATCTTTAAGTCTTGAACATTAGAAGAGTATAATTTATCTATAAATTTCTCAAATTGCTTAGTATTTGTTTTTTTCCTAACAATTACTTTTATAAGTTTATTTGTATATTCAGTCGAATCAAATGTTTGATGGGGTGTGTCTTCATAATATATGTTATAAAACAATTTATAAGGATTGTCAATTGGAGTGTGTTCAATCGTGTCGGTATCAAGAATATGGAATCCTCTTTTATCATTTACATCATTCCAATACATCTCATATGGATTACCAAGATAATATATTTTACCATCAGTTGAACGTGTATGAAAATGTCCAGAGTATACTTTTTCAAACTTATCAAAAATATTTACATCCATACCATCTTCCATCATATGACCACGAGTTGCTTTAAATCCATTTATTTCTAAATGTCCCATTACAACTTTACTTGTACTTTTATCAATAAATTCTTTACTATCTTTAAAATTCTCAGAGTTTATCCAAGGCAAAAGTAGTATATCTAGTCCTCCAACATTAATTTCAGTTGGTTTTGAATACGTAATTATATTATCATAATCTTTTAGTAAAAGTTCTGGTGAATTAACTTTATTTGTATTTTTATAATAAGCATCATGATTTCCAGTAATCGCATGTACTTTATATTTCTTTAAAGGTTCAAATACAACTCTCTTAGACCATTCTAAACTTTGATAATCAATTGATTTACGACTATCAAACATATCTCCCATATGAATAATGGTATCAATGTTATGTTTTTCAAGATATGGAAAGAAAACATTGTCATAAAACTTTTTAAAATAACTATGAATATAGTCTGCTCCCTTACGAGCACCGTAATGAGTATCAGTAATAACTGCTATTTTCATCTATTTGAAGACTTATATTGGATATTATCTTTAATTGTATTATAATCAGAACTACTACCTGCTAATGAATTATCATCAACTGCCATAACTTCATCAAATCCAGTCTTTTCAATTATTTTTGTTTTAATATCTAATTGCTTTTTCTCTTTTTGTATTCTTCTTAAAAATGCATAGTGAATAATTTGAGTAAAGTAAGCAAATGGGTTCCTTGACTTCTCAGGATCAAAGTTGTGAATATACTGTACACAGTTCTCAATTCCATCAGATATCATATCATCACGAAACATATAGTTTACAAAGTTTGGTTTATATGATAAGTGTGTGGCAATCTTTAAAAAACACTCTCCAAGATAATTTGTGATCCTTGGTTTTTGTAAATTATTCTCTTTTGCATTAGCAACCTTTGCTCTATAGACGATAAGTGCCTCTAAGAGTTCTTTATTATTTACATAGTGTTCAGACTTCTTTCTAGGCATTTAATGTCTCCGTCTAACTATATTCTATTATAACATACTTTCAGCACTTGACAAGTTGTTGAAATATGTGTACAATAACCTTTGTAGAGGTTCAAGAGTCATAATAGCTTTACTTCTCTTTGTTAATATTAAATATCTTTTCCAAAGAGTCTCTAGCTTCTTCAACACTCGATATGTATCCCATCTTATTTGATATATCAACTTTACCTCCTGATTTGTACATATCTAAGGTAGTAGTGTCTTCTTCAGACTCAATATCAGTAATATAATGTTTATATACTTGAATTAATTTTTTATCATGTGTTTCAGTCATTGTAATAATTTTATCTAATTTAACAGCAAACATATCATCGTCCGTCATTTCCATCCAAGGAGTTACTTTAATAAATGATCCTTTTGGAGATTGAATCATATTCATAATCACAGGATGATGTAAAAGAAGAATTGTATCTTCTTCACTAATATCAGTACAGACCATAGAAAATATCTCTTCGCCTGATACTAATTTAATTATAGCGTAAAATTCATCTCCCATTAGTTCTTTAGAGGTATGTTTACTATATCATAGTTAAAATTTTCTTGATTATAAACTTTAATTCTTTCAATCAAATGATTGAGAGTATAGTTTTTTCGAGATTTATAACTAATATCATCGGCAATATCATATAGAGTTGCTTTTGTTTTATTATTTCCTTTTCTCAGGACCCTACCAATTGATTGGAGGTTTCTGATTCTGGATTTCGATGGCGAGGCAAAGATGACATTATGAAGGTTTTTAATGTTAATTCCAGTTGAGAAGGTGCCGTAAGAGGCAATAATGATAGCATTGTTCTCCATTTCGGTGATTGACCGAACTTCTTCTCGGTCTTCAGTCGCCACGCCACCATGTACAAAAAATACTTGGCGTTGTTCTATGATATTACTATTTATTATTAAATTATATAAGGGTTCACCATGACCTTCAACTCTTGCATACAAGATAAGAGTATTACCTTTTAGATCTAAAGCAAGATTTTTAATAAAATTATTTCGACGTTGATGGCTAATAATATACTGTATTTCTTCTTCAAAGTTTTCAAATTTATTTGGTGGATGTTTTAATAGTAATACATTTATATCTAATTTGGCAAGATGTCCTTTTTTCATCAGTTCATTTGTTTTTATAACTTTATATGATGGACCAAACAAACCCTCTAACACCCACTTATGAGTTTCAGTTCCATCTAAAGTTCCTGTAAATCCATATCGGTATTTCGCATCAGCTAGTTTAGTCATGATTGATATAAGTGATTTTGATTTAAATTGATGTGCTTCATCACCAATTACACAATTAAATCTCTCAAAATATTTTCGAGGTAACTTATAAATTGATTGCCAAGTTGTTATAATGACTTGAGAATCAGTTTCTCTTTCCTTTCCAGCGTATATTTTATGGCAAAATGATCCAACATCCCATCCATATTCAGAAAAGTCTTTATACATTTGTTCAACTAAGGATGTTGTTGGAACAACTATCAGAGTATTTTGTCCCTTTTCAACAAAATATCTAACAATCGAATATATCATTAAAGACTTACCTGAAGCAGTTGGAGATATTAACAATTTCCTGTTATGTTTTAGAGCGTCATATACACCATCTATTTGATATGAACGAGGTGAATAACTACAAATAGCATTCATATAGTCTTTAACCCCCTCATAAGAAATATGTGGGTTTATTTCAAATGGAGTTCCGTAATGCTTACTATTTTCAAATTCGTATGTATATTCATGATCTTTACAAAATTGTATAATTCGATCTAGAAGTCCAACATATATTTGACCATTCTGTATATTAAATAACCTTATCTTTCCGTCCCAAAATTTTTTTTTGTATGCTGGTGAAAACTGTGCACCAGGCACTTCAAAAGTAAACTGATCTGCTAGTTCATAGTAAACATGTATCTCTGACTTAACATAGAGATACACTTCATTCTTCTTTGAAATAACCAAATGAGACATAACTATAGGAATCACCTATGGTTATTTATCACCCTTTAATAAGTTTGATTTTTATCATCACGTATAAAATGCTTTATTTCATTAAAGTCAAACACGTAAAATTTTGATTCAGTTTTACCTTCAAATAAAAGTCTCATAATTCTATGTCTACCATCAAGCATCCTATACTTATTGTCATATGGATTTGGACAATTATAAGCAATTATTCCAGGAATACTTGGATCACAATTAATATATGCTTTTCCTCCACAGCAAATACAATTTTTACCGAGATTGTATGGAAAATGGTGCTTACTTTTCCATGCAATTTCTTTAAGTTTAATAATCTCTAATCTATCTTTAGATAATAGATTATCGTTAATATATTTCAAATCTAATACTTTACTTTTCTGGTTATCATATTCCCAGTTTCCAGCAAAAGTTGAATAGTAAAATCTAGGATTATTCATCAAGTTCTTTGAGTAAAATCTATACCCTCCATGTGATCATACTCATGCTGAAATACTCTTGAAGCAAGTCCTTGTAACTTTATTTTATGAGTTTTTTTATCAACATCTTCATACTTTACGACAATCTTATCTGGTCTCTTAACTTTCAAGAAAAGTTTTGGGTAGGACAAACATCCTTCTTCCATTTCAACTTCTTCAGTATATGATTTGATAATGCGAGGATTAAAACATACCATTACTTCATTATGTTCCAGATCTCTGACCATTACAAATGCTCTTTCCCAAATACCGATTTGATTAGCAGATAGTCCAATACCATTATAATGTATCATATTATCTACCAATGTTTTAGATAAAAAATTTCTATCTAAATTATAACTGCATGAATTAATTCGATGATGAAATAATTGATGTTCTGGTTTTACTAGTTCTCTTATCATTAGAATCCTGATTGGAATTGTTGCCATTCAATGGCATTTTTGATTTGATATGTTCTGTTTGAAACGTTCCGAATTATTTCTTCCAGAAATTTAAGAGTCACATCATAATATTTTATTTTCATATTGATTGTACTCATCCTTTCATCTGCGTCCATATGTCTCTGTATAGCATCTTTTTCTCTGACTTTATATGGAAATGGTTCTTTCACATATTCTTCAGCAGGTGCTTTTCCAGTATAATAATTATGTCTTTCTAGACGAATACGGTTATATGACTCTCTTGCCTTCTCTCTCAATAACGTAGTTGTGTTATAAAGAGTATAGTATTTAGAATGAAGTTGAGGTATTTTTAATGATTCATCATGTAGATTATCAGGATCAATAACAGAATCTTTCTGCCACATCTCCTGAATTTGTTCAAGATTCATAAAGCTTTTCCGTCAGTTCCTACAATGCTGTAAATAACATATTTAAAAGTTGCTTCTGCTGTAAAGTAATTTATATCCGTTTCAGTCGCATCAAAATCTAATGATGTTATTGATGTTGGAAATATATCTTTAAATTTTACAATAGCAACATCATTATAATTGCTATTCAAGATGTGAAGACTACCATCACAAAATTGTTCTTGAAAATCTCTTAAACCATCTCTATCAGTTGTCTTATCAATAAACTGTTGTGGTGATTCTGGAAATCCAAGACCAGTTATCCAATTGTGGACAGCAACATAATTTTCCAATTGTTCATCAACCAAAAATCTGATTGAAAGATCTCCATAGATTAATTTTTCTCCTGGTATATCAATCTCTTTTAGATAACTTGGTTGTATTGCTGTACCTAGTGTAATCTCAGGTATTCTTGCCGAGTTACAGAAAAAATCAACTTTTGGAAATTTTGAAAGAGAAAATTTAAATCCTACAGGAGAAAGAAAATTACGATTTGCTATTTGTGTATCAGATATTTTTGCCATTTACTATTCTCCATTTTGTAGTTTTTCTACAACTGTTTTTTTCTGCATTGGTGCCACATCCTGTAATCCATTCGCATCAAACCAAGGAGCATTCTCCCAATCAAATCCTTCACCAAAAGTATTGTCTGCGTTCGCAACATACCAATGACATGCAGCATCAGGAATATCAACTGCACAAACTGCCCAGTCATCAGTCCACTGTGGAACTTGAACCCACATCACTGCTACTAATAATATATTTGTGAATAGAGACATCATTACTTTTATTTCAAATTAGTATTGAGGACTTTATCCCCTACATTAATATTATTATTTTTAAACCAACCACGATTTACTTCTAATGCGTATAGAACTTCTGTTGGTGATGAGATAGGAAG